ATCCAGACGGGAGTTGAGCTTTGACGTTCTCGATAGCAGTTACATTGTCGCAACAGCTGGGGGCGAAGCGGTTGGCAGGGGAGAGACCCTTACCTGCGTCCACGCATCAGAGCTGGCTTTCTGGCCTAAGAGTAATGCTGAAGAAACATGGAACGGCCTCATACAGGCTGTACCAAACGCTGAGGGAACAGCGGTATTTGTAGAGAGTACAGCTAATGGCGTAAATGGCACCTTCTATAACATGTGGAAGGGCGCCGTGGATGGTACTAACGGTTTCATCCCAGTGTTTATACCATGGTTTACAGACCCGGAGTACCGTGAAGCTGTCCCAGACAAGTTCGAGAGAACCCCGGAAGAAGAGGAGCTGGTAGAAAAGTACAAGCTCGATGACCAGCAGCTTATGTTCCGTAGACGTAAGATAGCGCAAAACGGCATCGACCTCTTCCGGCAAGAGTTTCCCAGCTACCCAGACGAAGCCTTCCTTACCACCGGGCGGCCTGTATTCAATCCAGACCAGCTCGTAGATTTGCTAGACGATACGCGAGATGTGCAGCAGCGGCTGGCATTAGAAACAGACGAGTGGGTAAACCATGCCCGTGGTGAGCTTACCACTTACAGAGACCACGATGAGGGTGAGCGATATATCATTGGCGCTGACGTAGCGATGGGAGTTAGAAATGGTGACTTTAGTGTGGCTCAAGTACTCGATAGCAAGAAACGCCAGGTGGCTACGTGGCGAGGCCAAGTGCATCCTGACTACTTTGCAGAGGTGCTATACGCGCTTGGTGACTACTATAATGAAGCATTTATCATTGTAGAGAATAACGGCCACGGCATCCTGACATGCACCCGGCTAGGTAAAGACCTTAACTATCCCAACTTTTATACTGAAGTGCAGCATGACAAGCTTACTGACCGGGAAACCGTAAAGCTAGGCTTCAGCACAACAGCTAAAACTAAACCTCTAATCATAGACCAGCTCCGGGCATCAATGCGTGAGTGTGAGCTGGAGCTAAATGACAAAACCACTATCAGAGAAATGCTCACTTATATCGTCACAGAGAGCGGCAGCATGGAAGCTGAGCCCTCTTGCTTTGATGACTGTGTGATGAGCTTAGCTCTGGCGAACTACGTGCATGAGGGCGCGTGGGAACCCGTGGAGACCCCAAATGAACTTTACATTGAGATGGTATAATTATGGCGCATAAAGATGAATATAAGCCTCTAAATGATGAGCAGGTTGTCGCTATCGTAGATGATAACGTATCTCGCTCAGTCGGCTATTATGATTCAGAGCTATCGCGGGAGCGTAAGCGGGTAACTGAATACTATAATGCTGAGCTGCCGAAGCCAGCCCATGATGGCAACAGTAAATACATTTCTATGGATGTTTATGACGCTGTTAACAGCATGAAAGCAGCGCTGCTGGAAACATTCGCAGCTGGCCGTAAGATTGTACACTTTGCTCCACAAAACGCTGATGATGTAGTTAGCGCTGAGGTTGCTAGTGAGTACACTGATTACGTTCTGTTCAGGCAAAATGATTTCTTCGATGTGATGTCTAGCGTGATCCACGATGGCCTGATTGCCCGTTGTGGGGTAGCCAAAGTGTATTATGATGAGCGCACAGAGTACCCTTTAGAAGAGTTTAGCCGCCTTACAGATGAAGAGCTGGACATACTACTAGCTGACCCAGATGTAGAGCTAGAAGAGAACGAGCGGGATGCTATCGGGCTCAACAGCGGCCAGATAAGCCGGGCAGTTGATAAAAGCCAGGTGGTAGTAGAAGCTATTGCGCCTGAGACTTTTATAATCGAGCCACAGGCGGTCTCGCTAGATACCATTAATTTCTGTGCGCACAGAGAGCGTAAGACGCTCACTGAGCTGCGTGAGATGGGGTATGATGAAGAGCTGATTTCGAAGATTGGCACTACGCAGCATGGCGATGTCGAAATGGAGACTGACCCTGAAGTATTAGCCCGGCATGATGATATAGGCGCTGACCGGGGCTTTTCTGCCCGTGGTTACCAAGACCAAGTGCGTAGCGTCATGGTCTATGAGTGCTATATGATGCTCGACCCTGATGGCACTGGTATCGCCCGGCTGCATAAGATTTGTAAGGCCGGGAATGCTCTGCTGGATATGTATGAAGTGGATAGGATGCCTTTCTGTGTATTCACCCCGCTGCCTATCCCCCATGCCTTCTACGGCTCTAACTTTGCCGACAAGCTTATAGGTACACAGAACGCCCGGTCTGTATTGACGCGCAGCATCCTTGACCACGCTGTAATGACTAATAACCCCCGGTATATGGTTGTTAAGGGCGGCCTCAGTTCCCCCAGAGAGCTGATCGATGCAAGGATCGGAGGCCTCGTCAATGTGTCCAGACCTGATGCTATATCTGCGCTGCCACAATCACCTTTGAACCCCTTTATCTTCCAGACCCTACAGCTGCTAGAGGATGACGCAGAAGATACCAGCGGTATTTCAGGTTTATCTAAAGGGATGAATAAAGATGCCGTGAGCAAGCAAAATAGTGCAGCGCTTGTAGAGCAGCTATCTAGCATGTCGCAGCAGCGGCAGAAAGTAATCGCCAGACAGTTTGCTAACCAATTCCTACGCCCACTTTTCCATGAGGTGTACCGCCTCTGTCTGGAGAATGAGGCAGAAGAGAAGATAGTACAGCTAGCAGGTCAATATGTCCCAGTTAACCCATCAACATGGGATGACAGAAGGGATGTAGTTGTAGAGCTATCGCTAGGCTATGGCGAGAAAGAGCGGGAAGCAGGTAAGTACCTGGCTATACACCAGCTCTTCAGCCAAGACCCGGCCTTGCAGCCTTTCTACACACCAGAGAACCGCTACAAGCTGATGAAAATGCTCCTTGAGAAACAGGATGTATTAAACGTGGATGATTACATCACCCGACCAGACCAAATGCCGCCTCAGCAGCCTGACCCTGCACAGCAAATGCAGCAGCAGATGGCTATGAAGCAAATGGAGCTTCAAGAGCGGCAAACCCAGATAGCTGAACTAAAGGCATCGACAGACGCCCAGATAGCGCAGCTGAAGCTGGAGCTAGAGACCATGAAGGTACAAGCCCAGCACTCAATAGCTTCTGACAGTATGGATCTGAAAGAAGAGCAACTGGCACATAAGAAGCGCATTGATCTTGGTGAGCTTGAGATACTTAAGACCACTGAAGATAAGCGCGGAATTGTGTCACCCACAGGCTAAAGGAGAAATGACTAATGGCCAAAGCAAACGCAACCCAAGTTAAAGAAGAGCTGACTAAATCACCAGAGGAAGTCCGTGATGAAACCCTGATAAAGATGGGCGATGATGCAGAAGCAATTCTAAATCAAGAAACCTTTATCACAATTATTAACAGCCTCGTAGAGCAATCATTCAGCCAGTTTGTAAATACAAAGCCGGAAGCTACAGATGAGCGTGAGCGCATCTACAACCAATACAGAGGCCTTACAGACATCATGGGTACGCTGAACCAGCGCGTTCAAGTACGTAACCAGATGATAGAGCGTGACAACAACGAAGAGGAATAGGTCTACCATGAGCGACCAACAGCAAAACCCCTCACCACAGATGGATTTACCTTTAGACCCTTTAACAGGTCTGGCAGATCCAGAAGAAGCCATTCTTGCACGATGGAAAGACCCTCAGGCTGAGGTATCTGAACCAGAAGAAGCAGAGGCAGCCGATACTCAAGCTGAAGAGACAGAGCTAGAGCTGTCGGATGAAGAAGCAGAAGAAGAAATAGAGGATGAAGAAGAGGAAGATACTGACCTTGAAGAAGCATCTACGGATGAAGAAGCAGAAGAGGATGATGAAGCTACTGAAGTCGAAGTATTGGCTGATGAGCAAATTGTCGAAGTCACTGTGGACGGTAACGTAGTACAAGCATCAGTATCGGATTTGAAACGCCTATATGGACAGGAAGCTTCACTCACTCGTAAGTCTCAAGAAACAGCGAAACTAAGAAAAGAAGCTGAATCATCAATCCAGAAAACAGGCGTAGTTTTCCAGCGGCTAATACAGCAAGCTGAAGAACGCGCTAAGCCTTATCAAGATGTGGATATGATGCTTGCATCCAAGCAGCTATCTGACGCTGACTTTGCTCAATTACGCAAAGAAGCTAAAGACGCTGAGGATAATCTTAAGTTTGTAAAAGAAGAAGCTGATGGCTACTTCCGTGACCTGCAACAACAGCAGCAAGCACAACTTAAAGAACAAGCAACAGAGGCAGTTAAGGTACTTCAGGAAACTATTCCTGATTGGTCTAACAACCTCTACAACGATATCCGGGCTTACGCAGTAGGCCAAGGACTGCAACAGGAGATGGTGGATACCATCGTAGACCCTGCTGTAGTGTCTATCCTTAATAAGGCTCGTATGTTTGATGCCGCACAGAAGGTTGCAACTAAAAAGAGAAAGTCCCCTGCTAAACGTGTCTTGAAATCTAAGAAGGCACCACAAAATGCAGCGGCATCTCGCAATGAAAAGCAGCAAAAGCTAGCTGCTAAGGTTGCCGCCAGTTCTGACCCTGATGATGCAGTCGCTCTTATTATGTCTCGCTGGGAACAGTAAAACCCAACAGCCTTATTATATAGAGAGGATCTATCCCAATGGCTCAATTCACCACATATGATCAAATTGGAATTAAAGAGGACGTTTCTTCAATAATTACAAACATTTCACCGACTGCAACACCTTTCACTACACTGATTAAGCAAGAGAAATGCTCAGCCCGTGTGTTCGAATGGCAAGAAGATACCATCCGCGCTGGTGGTGCTAATGCACAACTTGAAGGTCACACCTTCACAGCTGGCACAATCACACCAACCACAATGCGCACTAACAATACTCAGGTGCTATCTGAAACTTTCGAAGTCACAGCGACAGCCGATGCCATTGCACTCTATGGTAGAGCTAAGGAAACCGCATACCAGCTATCGAAGGTTTTGAAGTCGATAAAAAAAGACCTAGAATACGCATATGTCGGTGTCGATAACCCTGCTGTAACAGGTACATCAACAGCAGCCCGTGAGATGGCATCAGCCACCCAGCAGATTTCAACATCTGTTTCTCAGGGTACAGCAGCGCTTACTGAAGCTAAGCTTCTGGAGCTGCATGAGGACTGTTACAACAACGGATCCGACCCCAGCGTACTTCTCATAAAACCCTCAGATGCCGTTATCGTGTCAAACTTTGCCGCATCGTCTGGGCGTACCAGAGACTTCGACACAGGCACAGCATTGGTGAATGTTATTGACCTATACGTGTCCAGCTTCGGAGAACTTAGGGTCACCCTGTCGAGGGAGCAACTTTCCACACACGCATTCCTAATCGACCCTGCGATGTGGCGCTCAGTAGTTCTGCGTCCATTCACACGCGAACTGCTAGCAAAGACTTCGGACAGCGATACACACGCTGTTGTGGGTGAATACTCACTGAAGCATATGAACTTCTCAGCTGACGGTATGATTACCGACCTGACGTAAGTTCCACATAATAGGTGGTAGTCTCAGGTTTTGCTCTCCTTACTGAGGCTGCCACCTTTCATTTCAAGGAAGATTATTATGAAACAATTAACGAAGCGCCAGCTAGACGCTTTGAAGAAGCATAGCGTCCATCACACCAGTAAACATATGACCGAAATGCGAAAGTCTATGAGGGCTGGTAAAACATTCACACAAGCCCACACAGCTGCCATGCGGAAGGTGGGTAAGTAAATGACAGATAAAAAACAGCCAAGCTTAATTGGCATTGATACAACTTACGCTGATAACGCTGACGGAGTACACCGAAAGCACCAGCAGCACATCCCAGACAGTTTCCTAAGCAACCTCGCTGATATGCGCCACAACAGCACTCAGACCCGCGAGGGTGAATTTATGAAAGTGGCCAGCATCCCGACAGTAGTTGTCGAGAAATGGATGAGAGAGGGCTTCGACATCTTAGGCGATAGAAACATAAAGCCAGCCGATATCGTCAAGAAGCTTAAAGCTGAGGGGTTAGAAGATTTCCTAGCGACTAACAAGCGAGTGTAGATATGGCCGAAAAGAAGTATAGCAAAAAGGTTAAAAACCCTAAAACAGGCCGCACTAAGACGGTCAAGTATGGTGCTAAGGGCTATACTATCGCACCCGGCACGAGCCGTGGTGACAGCTACTGTTCGCGCTCTTATGGGCAAATGAAGAAGCATCCAGCTGCCGCCAGAGACCCAAACAGCCCACTGCGATTATCCAGAAAGAAGTGGAAATGCAGCGGCAAGAAATCCCGGAGAAGTTAAATGATGAAACCATGTAAAGGCTGCCGCAGCACAGTGGCCTGTAAACGCGCTGGTAAATGCAAGAAGAAGAGCAAGGGAGGATATTAGAATGGGTAAACCCGGATTATATGACCGCATTCATGCAAAGAGAGCCAGAATAAAAGCTGGTAGTGGCGAGAAGATGAGGAAGCCCGGCTCTAAGGGCGCCCCTACAGCTGCACAGTTTAAGAAAGCAGCTAAGACAGCGAAGCCAGCTAAAAAGAAGCAACCTAAACGATACGGTGCGTAATCATGAACTATGGTGAAGTAAAGACCCACTTTGAGAGCCTACTGAACCGCTCTGATAATACCGCAGCTCTAACTGAAATCTTTATAGGGCAGGGTATTCGCAGGGTATCCCGGCAGCTCAGAGCAGGTATGAATGAGCAAGTACAAAACATAACTCTAACATCACAAACTGCGGCCCTTACTTTACCGTCTGATTTCATCGAATTCATCGACCTGTATTATAAAAACCGCGTTTTGATTAGACTGCCGAATTCGCAATTTAGAGCCTACACAGAAAGCCCTGTGGCTGGCCGCCCAACTCATTTTACAAGGCAGCAAGAATCAGTGTTTATACACCCGCAGCCTAGCGATGGTGAGCTGGTTTTATATTACTACGGTGACTTCGACCCGCTAACCGCAGATGCCGACACAAACGCCCTAACCACTTCAGCCCCCGATCTATTGATTTATGCTGCACTTACATATGCCGCAGATTATTACCTCGAT